AGATCAGCAGGAGACGAGATACCAAACTTCTTCATTGCTTTCTTGAAGAATGCCTCATATTCCGCCTTGTCACCTTCTTGCACATCTGTTGGGGTAACTAAGGTATCACCGAGGGTTTCTCTTTTTTCTTCTAGTGAATTGGCAATTTTACCAAGAAGAACCTCACCAATGCCGTCTTTGGCATCATTGAGTTTTCCTTGTTCCAATGCTCTTACAATATTTTCAACTTCCATTAGATTACTCCTTTTCGGATCTTATCAAGAAAGAAGTCTATTGTTTCTAGATAAGATGTTTTGCTATGAGATAAGCGATTTAAAAATTCTATTCCGTTCTCATTATTTAGTAGTTTTAATATTTCCAATGCGTCTGTCGCCTCGGAAACTGTGATAACTTTCTCTTCTCCACTATTGAAGGTTAGTATACTGGGGCGATCAGAAGAAACCACATACTCGAATGAATCTGTGATTTTTTCGTGATTTTCTTCTTGTTCTTTTTTCTCATCTTCAACTGCTTGGGTCTCAGCAGTTGCTTTGTCTTCTTCTTCCTTGGCAGCAGCGTTTGCTTCGTCTTCTTTTGCTTTCGCTGCGGCATCTTCTTTTGATTTCTTTTCCGCAGATACCTTTTCAAATGATCCATCCTTAATATAACGAATGGTTTCTTTTTCTGCCTGCTTAGATGTGGTGAAAACCTCATATCGCTCACCATCAATATACGTTACGGTTGGTGCATTTTGCCCCATGCCGACCTTTTTCATAAGAATTTCATGATCACCATACGAGAATCTCTTGAAGAAGTATTCTTTAGAGACAATGCTACCCGGTTGTAGTAATGGGTCATCTATCGTTCCCTCTGGATCCTCTGCTGCACCCTCTTCCTCAAAAATATTCAAGATAGAAGAACGTCTTTCTGAAAATTTAGAAGTAACAACATCAGAGATCATTGATTCGATTAGAACCTTACTCTCTTTCTTGTCGTTATTTTCGATTAGATCTATAAGAAATCTCATTAGAATCCTCCGGAGTCATCCTTAATCAGTCCGAGTTCTCTCTCTTTCTGAATTTGTTTATCTTGCCGCTTCATATCCTTCTCGGTTTGTTGTAGGATATTTCGTCTGACCCATTCTCTAGAGTAATAATCACCAATGTGTTCTTGTACACTCTGTAATATATCTAGTCTTTCTGAAAGTATCTCATGATCCTTTAGTTCCGTGAAGTAATTATCACTGACATATTCAAACTTAAGATCTTGTTCGACCTTCCACCAATCTTCTTCTTTCATTAACCCCTTAAGAATACATTGTGTTCTTAATAGTTGGGAAAATACAGCATTGAATTTGGTGCGAAGTCGTTCGATATACTTGTGAAATTTTAATTCATCTCGGGTGATCTCAGAAGATCTACCCATGTTGAAACCGTTTTCTGCTTCCATTCGAGACTGAGGAATACTGAGTGCTTTATAAAGTTTCTTTAAGAAGTATTCAACATCTTCCATTTCACCGAGGTTTTGTCCACCGTCTAGAGTTTCGATCTGGGTTCCCTTGCCGCCTTCACGACGAGGTAACCAATAATCTTCGAGCATGGACATGTGCTTTTTCTCATCACGAACCTCGCCTGTAGACGCATCATATGTTAGTTTTGTTCGGTATCTGTTCATAAGATCACGAACGTATGCCTCTGCCTTATTCTTTGGAAGAGAACCAACATCGATATAAAAGATTCTTCGTTCTGGCGCACGCGAGATTCTGTAGATCACCACGGCATCTTCGATCATGCGAAGTTGGTTTAGTGGTTTAATTGCTTTATGAAGATAACTGATCGCACGGTTGGATAGGGGATCAAAAAGACCTGAGTGGTAATAGCAAATAGATTCAGGAGAAAGTTTAAGACCGGTTTGATCTGTTGAGTTTTCTCTATAGGTGTAAAATTCTTTTACACTTTTGACATATTTGGTTCCAGTATCTTGATCTGTTTCCTTTTGGACTTCAACCATCTTCTTGATCTTGAGGGCATCGACCGGTCGAAGTTCAACGATTCCTTTTTTGGGATTAGTCTTATCAATAATAATATGATAATAACTCTTACCATCAATAAACCATCGCCGGAAGATTTCATATCCTCTGTTTTGGAAATCAAGAAGTCTTAGAATTTGCTCGTACTCTTCATGCATCCTTTTCTTGATTTGATCTGATGCATCAACCTGATCGAGAATCAACTCGACTGGTTTGCGTTCATCATCAAGAACAATCGCTTCATTACAAACATCTTCAATGGCACTTTCCACCTCTGGGTGGAGAGACATCTCTCGATATTTTGCAATAAACTCTGCTTCTGTTTTTAGTGAACCGTCGAGGTCAAGATACGCCCCGAAGTAACCACCAGCATCTACATAACCTGCATCATCTAATAGGGGAGGAACAAACGACTTCGCCTCTTTTACACCCAAAGAAGGATCTAAATTTGGCGAAGGCGATTGTTGCTTTCTTCCTATACTAAAACCAAAAATATCTATTGGCATATATCACCTCTTCTTTATTTATCACTCACCGGGGAACGCAGCATCACCGAGAGGTACTCGATTACTACCAGTTCCGTCGTTCGTGAGGAAGTAAGAATAGGCGAGCGTCACGGAAAATTCTGCTAGTGTTTCATTATCATACGAGTTTTCCATAGCGGAAACTGATTTTGGCCAGCAGTGGAACATGGTATAAGTTTTTAATGGTTTGCCAGTACGATCTAGTTGGTCAATGCTCCAGTTGGGGAACAGAACATTGTTTAAGTTATGCTCTTGATCAGATACGTTTTCAACAGCATCGTTGAGATCGTTCATCCATCGCTCAAAAGCATTTCTTAACTGAAATTCACCATCGGATAGGATGGTAAGTTCCCAATCACCATATGTTCTCTTACCGGGAAGTTTAAGATTCCTTCCCCGGTAGTCAACGGGAATTTCCCCAATTTCAGAGGAAGGCAAAGACGCTGCTTTTGTTAAGAATCCAACTTTATCGGGTAAGGTTGTTTTCCCAATAGCACCCTGCACTCTAAAGAATGCTGGTCGAACGCCACCGCTAGAAAGTGCTGATTTAAATCTTTCGATATTCATGTGTTATATCTCCTTTTCTATGTAGGGCGTTTTACGAGGAAGACCCGCCAATTTCGTCAAAGTTAATGCCAGTTCGTGTGGCAATGAAGTTAAGTGTAATGAAGTTGATCGAACGAGTTGGTTTGATAAAGATATCTGCAACAAACTCATTTCTATCAATTACCTCGCCAGTATTGTTTGACTCGTCGCACACAACCTTGAAGTCAATCAAACCTCTTCGAGACTGAACGTCTCTAAGGAATGGTTCAATAAGTTGTCGGAAGGATGCACGGGTAAACGCATCGTTTTGCTCAAAGAGTTGGAACTTGGCAGCAGTAGCAATTGCTTTCTCAAGAACAATGAAGAGTCGTCTTACATTAATTCTATCAAACGCACTTGGTTTACTCTGCATTGTCTTATCACCGAAGAGGACTGTACCTTCTCCGGGGAAGGAAACAACAGGGTTAATGTTGTTAACATAGAGTTCATCTCTCTGTGCTTTGAGTGGGTTGTAAGAAAGTTTCACGACACCACGAACCTGACCACGGTTGAATCCTGCGGGAGAGAACCATGTTTCGGTTTCGTTGTCTGATCTTACGGCGATGCCTGCAATATCCGCGTTAAGTGGAACGAATCGGAAGACATCGTTGTATCGATCATACATGTACTTATATCCACTATCGAGGACTGCGTAGGACGAAGATGTGTTTAGGTTGTTGTTGGTGAAGTCTACGTCACCACCTGCATCCGAACCATTAAGTCCTTGACGATACGCTGAAACATTCGCTGTTGCAATTGCCGCACTCTTAGATGCGTTCCCGGCAGAGTTTATAACTGCGAGTTTTGCTGGCGAAAGGAATGCCACTGCATCTTTTCTTGCTGTGCAAAGATCAATTAGTTGCTTCGCCTGAATGCCTTCTGCTTCTCCACCAAGAATGATGGAAATATCGACGGTTTCACTGTCAGCAAACTGATCATATCCATTGGTGTAGTAGTCGTCTCCTGCTGGAGCAGCAGCGACACCACCAACGAGTGACTCGTAGTAGTTTCCTGATAGTTTAGCAAAAGTACCACCCTCAGAAGTTGATTCTGCACCAAAGGCGAATTTACCACCAACTACACTTGCAAAACCGGGATCATCAGCGGACCACACATATTGTGAGGATGCGTTGATATTGTCTTTGAAGTAAAGAGAAGTTCCGTTTTCTCTCTTGGCATTCTTTGCTTTCGATAGTGAATCAAATCGTTCTAGAACAGTCCCTTTGGTTCCAGTCCAATCACCATCTTCATCGACCACAATGGCATGTAGAAGGTCGAATGATGCACCATGTGCAGCAACAGAAGAACTAGTAGCAGGAAGTTTATTATCAAACTCTTCGCTATACTTCCATAGAACACTAGCGGCAGTAATGCCTGCGTCAGAGAAAGTAGTTCCTGTGGTTACTTGTCCCACAACCGTAATTACTTCTGTTCCATCGGCAGTAACTCCAGCACCAGATGGCATTACACCATATCCAAATCCGTTGTTATTCATTTCAATAGTGAGTCCAGAGGTATCGGAATCAGTAAGACTTACAATTTTTGTAAATCCGGGTCCACCATGATTCGCATCACGGGTTGATGTGATGGTAATGAAATCTCCAACTTGGAAGTCTGCTGATGCTGCTGAAAGTCCGGTGTTAAATTCTAGACTATCGCCTGCATCATGTCCAATACTGATTCCTGTTTGCATGGTCATAACCACACCACCAACTGACTTCATGTCGAAGGCAGCAGTGTAACCGGTGATGGTTACGGGGTTACCTCGCTTGAATCGAAGTCTGTCGCTGTTTACTACTGCGGCATTTTTGTCTGTATGGAAGAATAAAGTATCTGACGTTGATGTTGCCAATGCAGAAGCAGTAAATCCTGTTGGTCCTGCGACAGAAGCAAAAATTGGATTCAGAGAAGTTTCAGTCCTATCGGACACCGAAACAAAAAGTGAGTTTCCGCGTGATCCGGGATACTTTGCGATGAACTCTTCGTTGTCAGAAGTAAGAGTGCTATCGTTTTCTTCAAAGTGTTCAGTATTTTTTACAAGAACGCCTGCTTTAGTCGATGCGTTCTTTGCAGTTGTTTGATTTACAACACGGACCACTTGGAGATTATTAGAATAACCAAGATAGTTTGCTGCGGTAAACCAATGCGGATAGTTTGTATTATCGGGGGTAGAGAATCTCTCTACGAGTTCGTTTTCGCTAGTGATTGTAATTCTTTGCTCTAGTGGACCCCAATTGAAGAGTCCTGCAAATCCTGCTTTGGTTGTGGACACCGCAGGGATGATTGCTGTTAGATCAATTTCTTTTACATCAACACCGGGACTGAGTTGAAATGCCATTGTTATCTCCTTATCAACGCTGTATTATCTATCAAATTAATCATTTTCACCAATCCATATTATTGTCGTCTTGATCCACACTCCATCGCGTTCCTTGATTGTCAACAAAGGTATCGTCCGGCGATCCGTCATCGATAAAACCAAATGGAGCAAGGTCTTCTTCTATTTGACGAATTTTATCTTGATAAAGTTTCGTCCTTATATCTAGGTCTGTTAGTTCTTTGAAATAATTCTGCGAAGTGGTCCATGCAAATAAAACCAGAGTCATTACCAAGTCATCGTGGTGACCAGTTTCTGCTTCGTAAGAATTCTTTTTTGAAACAAAAGCGGTAAGTTCTTGGATCATATTATAATCTTCGATGAGCATCTTGTCACCCTCGATCATATCTTTGAGTAAAGCACACCCCAGTTTCTTGACAGCAGGACTGGTTCGCACACCAAGTTGTGATTGGAAACTACCGAAACCACCGTCCATCGTCTGACCCTTACGTCCACGAACACTGGTAATCATGAGATTTTCATATTCAAGTTCGTTATACAAAACATCTGCCACCTGTCCTCCGATGTCATTGATTTCTACTAAACACCATGCCTTGTTATAAATGTGACCTATGGCATTTACAACATTTGGTAGGAGCATTGGAGCAAGTTCATTATTTCTGTAAATTGCACAGATTTTATATGGCATCTCTGTGATATCCAGAACCGTTATCGCATGGTAGTCTAGTTCTCTACCACGGGACACATCCACCGACATGAAATATGAGCGATCTTCTTGTGGTGGGTAATATTGTATAAAACCATCATCGCGTTCTGCAATTGGTTTTCGATATGCCAAACATTTTAATTTAGAAGGATCGATTAATGTGTTCTGTGACCCAATAAACTCGCACTCAAACTCAGCACGAAATTGTGACGCTGACGTATTGGCAATCGTTTCTTTCTTCCATTTGTCATCACGACCCGGAACTTCCGACCAATGTACTTCAACAGGGACATAAGAGTTATTTCCTTCCTCTGCATCCCGCCATAGTTTGTAGTACATATTCAAACCTTTGGGGGTGCTAATAATTAGGACTTTTGTTTCTTTACCGGATGAAATTGTCGGGTAGACAGATGAGAAAAATTCATCTGCCACATTTTCAGGGACATATGCAAATTCGTCTAGGAAGATCATGTTGAACGAACCACCACGAA